CGTGGAACTCGTACTTGAGCTTGCTAATGCGCTTCTTGACCTTGTCGCTGTACTGAGCAACCTCGTCATCCGCAGGGATGTCCGGGTCGCCACTACGGCGGGGCCTATTCTTGTCTTCAGGCGGGGTGTCGTCGATCACCTCCACCTGAAGATCACTCTCCTGACCGGCACTCTTGTCCGGCTCAGGAGAACCGACAGCTTCGACCGCGCTGTCGATCTCAAAATCGTTTTCGTCGCTCATACCCGTTCAATCCCATCAGGGTTAGCCAATGTCGCCTCAACAACGTCATCGTTGATGAGACGAAACTCCTTGCCGCCGATCTTGAATCGGGTGCCGGAATAAGCCCGGAACATCACCCAATCCCCCTCTCGGCAATAAGGCCCCGCTGGGAAGCGGTCGGGGTCCATATAACAATCGGAACCCATCACGAGGACTTGGCCAATGATGCTGGCCGTCTCCTCCTTGGACTTGATAACATCCGGTCGAATGATACCGCCCTTGGTCTTCTCTTCCACCTCTGGGACCGCGATTAGAATCCGGTAACCCTTCGGCGCAGGCAACTTCTCAAGAATGTCTTTCGACAACTTGCTCTCAGTGTACATGCGTATTCCTACGTGGTTGCGCCTCTCGGCGAGTTGCGTCCATATGAACGTAACTCAATGATACAGCACCACAATCGGATACCCGAAATCAGTCGGCCTCGCGCTGCACTCGCTCAAGGTCAACGATGTCGCGCTCTACCATGGCAAGACCCGCAATAATGCCCGTCAGGTATTTGTACTCGGAGAAATCCTTCGCAGAACCAAGAGCGATGTCGTCAGCCAACTCATTCATCTTGCTGCGGATTTTCTTGCGAATAACCTCAAGCTCGGTCATCAGAAGCCTCTCCCAACAGACGAGATACTCTGATTGACCACTTTAGCCGCTTCAAGCGCGATTTTGTCCTGCTTGTATTGGGCGTCTGCTTGCGCTTCAGCGGCCTTGACCTTGACGGCCTCTTCCTTGATGCGAAGTTCTTCGCGCTGAATGATGGTAAGCGGATCGTTGGCCTCCTGCTGCTGCTTGGCCATTGCCTGCTCCTGATTGTGCTGCTGAAGAAGACGATCAGCGGCGACCGAGGCAAGCTTGGCCACATCGTTCTGAACGTCAGGCGGAAGCTGTTCGCCGACCTGCGGGAGGCTGACGCCAAGCTTCAACTCAAGCTGACGACGGTACGAATACGCGAAATGCTCCGCGAGATGCTGCTGCATCGCGCCAGAGAACACCTGCGCATTCGGATTCTGGGACATAAACTGCTGGTAAATCGGATCCTGCATGAATGCCGTGTGGACCTTGATGTGGGCATCGTGGTCCTGATCTGGGAACACCGTAATCGGCTTGCCAGTAAGGACAGTCATGTTCTCAGTGACAGGGTCCATCGAGACTGGCGGCTGCTGCGACTGGATGATCAGATCGACGTTCTGCACGTTCAGTGCGTGGAGCATCTGTCTGTGTAGTACCTCCATGTTATACATATTCGGAGGCGCAGTCTGCGCAAGCTGCATAGCCGCCTGATACTGCATGACCTTCTGGGCCATCGTGGCGGCGTTGGGGTCGGATACAGGGATAATGTCAACCCGATCATCGAAGTCCACCTGCCTGCTGTGCTGTTCCTGCTCGTTCTCGGACGTGACGTACTCGTACTCAGGCCCCATGTATTCCTTGATCACATCGGCGATCAACTGGAACTCACGGCTGAGCGAATCGTGTACACGCGCCTGAACGGCAGACATGACCTTCATGGAGCGCTCAAGCAGAGCCAAGGTTGTGCCGACAGGAGCTTCGGGGTTTGCATCGCCAACGTCCATCTCGGCGATTGAACCAATGCGACGGCCTTCGTCAACGAGGTTCCCGAGAAGCTGGTAAAGGACGCTAGACGGCTCCTTGTACGGAAGGAATGTGATCGAGTCGCGGATGGAGCCAGAGGCTACATCCACATCCCTGAATTCTCCCGGCATGATCGGGTTGTCGTCGCCCTTGATTCGGAGCCCTCGGGCCTTGAGGCCACCCGGGAGGTTTGAAAGAGTGCCAGCGTCAACGAGTTGACGTAGGATTGAGGTAGCGCTCTTAGCGATTCCGCCAATGAGGTGGATAAGACCCGTGCCGTAAAAGCCAAGGCCGGGAAGATACTGGTAATGGACAAAATACTGCCGCTTCTCAAATGCGCGATCACCCTCGCGCCAATTACGGCGAATGGCGAGGATCTCACGACTGGATTTCTCGATTGTTACGACGTAGGGAAGCTCGATACCATCAGGATTTTCGAACCCCGGAAGATCGAGATCGACGCACATCTCAAGGATTGTATGCCGGTTGTCATCCGAGAACGATGGGGTCTCGCCCTTTACCTTGTCGTACTTCTTCTGCAAGGTGGAGTAGTCGGGGGACGGGGTCGGAATGTCGATGTCCCGGTAGAAACCACTCACCTGTAATTTCCGAAGTTCATTCGGGTACATTCGCGTTACGTGTGTGTAGCGCGGGCAAGCGGCGAGATCTGTGGTGCCGTAGGCGACAACAAAGTCTTCTGCGGGCACAAACACAGCCGCAGGACGCTCTGTCATCTGGTCGTAGTAAACCTTCCGGAATGCAGATCCGGCGAGGGGGAGTCGGAACAGAAGCTGTTCGGTCTCGGAACGATAGTCCCGCATCTTCTCTGTTACGACGTAGTTCATTTCCTCCTGAACGCGATGAGCCTGCTTCAGGAGTTCTTCGTTGGCCTTGCCGACAATCTTGGTCCGGACGGGGCCGGAGGCCGGGAAGACCTCCATGATGGTCTGGGCTTGAAAGCGAATCACGGCTTCCGTGAGAACCGGATGGTACACGCCACATGCACCCGGCCACGGCATCGTGCGCTCTTCGATCTTGAGCCCAAGAAGGTCCAAACCCTGAAGGTAGGCCTTCTCCCAATCGGCACGGGTGTCCACATCGTCCTCGAACGAGGAAATGAGATCCTCCGCCAGCATGCGGAGGTCGCCCTCTTCGATGACTTCCGCGAGGTTTGCGGCATGTTCATCAGGTGGAGCAAGATCAGCATCCGGGCTGCCGAAATCGACAGTAACCCCACCGTCCTCCATCTCAGTCACATTCGCACCGAGATCCTCCGGCGGAAGCTCAATGTCGATGTCCAAGGGCGGGGTTTCGGGCGAAATCGGGATATTCTGCTCAATCATGGCGTGTCTTTCTCTTTCCACCCATTATATCAATAGAACGACTCTTTGCGGAACTTCGGCAGTTCGACCATGTCGTCTTCGTCTGTCGGGATAACAAAGCCGCCCTGACGAAAACGCATAAGTGCCATGGTCACAGCGTCTACGTAGTCGTCGTGGTCGCCGGATGGAAAGGCGGCGCACTCTTCAACCACATCTGTTGCATACGCCTCATCTGGTGCCCACACAACACCAGACGCGAAGATGTCGGTAATTGCGTTTACACGAACGATCTTGTCGCCCGTCGCCCGGGTTGGTGTAAACTCTTGGACGGGGATACCGGCGTTTCGTAGCTCGGCGATAAGGGGCGCACCAGACGCCTTCTTTTCGACGATGAACATATCGGGCTTCCAGTCCTTGTAATACTGGACGGTCGTGGCTTTAAGCTCCGGAAACTCCAGCTTGTCCTTCCATGCGTCCAATAGGATCAAGTTTGGTATCGGTTTTCCCGTCGAATTCGGGTGGTTGAAAACCCCGAAGGCCACACATGCTGAATAGTCAGACCGCTCTGTCTTGGAAAAGGCCGTGTCCATGGCCACAATAACGGCTTCGCAGGGCGGGGCCTTCTCAGATTCCCACACATTCCACCAATCACGCTTGATTAGAGCGCCTTCTTCTGACGTTGGATCCTGCTGGTACTGTGCCGACCACTTGGAGATCGGAAGCTCCACCTTGAGCTTCATAAGCTCGTCAATCGACCAGAATTCAGGCCAGAGCGGGTCTCCAGACGGCATAATGGCGGGCAGTTCGATAACCTCCCACTCGCCGGAGCCCTCTTTCTTGACCGAGGCGTCGATGATTTGGCCCGTCAAATCGCGCTTTGCCCAGCGGGTCATGACGATAACAATGGCTCCACCCGGCTGTAAACGCTGCCGGGGGCCAGACGAATACCATTCGAACACCTTATCGTAGACCGACACGTCGAACTGGCCCATCATGGCCTCCTGTTCGGAGTGCGGATCGTCGATAATCAGCAAGTCGGCACCCTTACCCGTCACGGCACCGCCAACACCGATAGCGAAATAATCGCCACCCTTGTTGGTAGACCACCGACCGGCAGCCTTAGAGTCGGATTGGAGGGTTACGCCCGAGAAAACCTTGTTGTACTCGTCGGAGCCCACGAGGTTACGGACCTTACGACCGAAGCCAACAGCCAATTCGGCTGTATGTGCCGTCTGAATGATCTTCTTTTCGGGGTATTGGCCGAGGAACCACGCCGGAAGCAGGTACGAAGCGAATTCTGACTTGGTATGTCGGGGTGGCATGTTAATGATCAGGCGCTTTAACTCGCCCTTGGCGACGCGCTCAAAGGCATCAGCCATGATCTTGTGGTGACGGCCAGAGATAAACCCGGGCCACATGAGCTTCACGAAGTCCAAGAAATTCTCTTGGGCAGCCTCTCGGGCCTTTGCTTCGTCCAAAGCACGAAGAAGCCGGAGGATCTCCGGCTTCTCTTCTTCTGGGATCTTGTCAATGAGTTCTGCGTAGTTCATGACTCGATTATATGGTGCCGGGTGCAGGATTCGAACCCGCGACCTTCGGTTTACAAAACCGCTGCTCTACCAACTGAGCTAACCCGGCCCGCACCTAGCGGGTGTACCCCACTATTGTATCGACGGCGGCAATCTTGTCGGTGTACTCATGCTGCCGGGCGGTGAACATTTCATCCGAATGATACAGCGTACCGCGATCCTTGCCAATAGCGGCGGCAATGCAGCGCAACGAGACCAGAGGGAAGTACCGGATCATGGCCCACGGATAGTGGTGCTTCTCAAACAACGAGCGATTGCCACGAGCCCTGCCGACAATCGCTTGAAGATCCACGCCATGAACATCGGCAACGACGAGAGCAAGATCCTTGGCAAACTCCTTGAGGTCGTCAGATGACAGCGGGTTCACTGCCCTGCACTGCACGACGCCATTCCTCTTACGCTCAACGATCTCCCTGAGCCGCTTTGCTTCTTCCTCTTGGATGTCCTTCGGGGTCTTGACCTTCGGCTCGAAGAACTTCCTCTGTGCCATCATGATCTGACGCGAGTCGCCAGTCGTTTGATCTTCCGGGGTTGCAGTGTGCTCCCAGAAGAACTGCCCCTCAAGGGCCTTCGCCATCTCCGCTTCCAGATCCCGCATTCTGCTTTTCCTCAATCTTCCTTAACGTGTTGATCAGATGTCCGACAGAGCCTTGGAACCCGTATGTGCCGTAGTGTGTGGTCAATGCCCACGGGAACAACCAAACGTCACCACCGATCTCCCGCCACTTGTGGCAGAAATAGTAGTCCTCAGAGAGGTAGCGTCCGTCAAAGATGCCCGTCCTGAAGTAGGCAAACATCTTCTTCTCGACGCCGCTTGCGATGTCCCGCGAATGATCAGACACATACGCATTCTCTGGGAATGCTTCCGCCATCTTCTCAAACACAGACCTTTTGATCAGCATCAAGCCGGTTCCGGCTTCAGCGACACGTACAATCTCCTCCATCTTGGTCTCGTCGTCAAGCGTAGAAAAGACGTACTCGCCTACTAATTTTTCGAGATAGTCCGGCTCGTCCATGTTGTTCTTGATCGCCGCGATGATCATTGGCCAGTTGATGTGCTTCTTCGGGTACGGGCCACAGATGATGTCCTTCTCGTAGGTCATCATCATCATGATGTCTTCCGGCCTAAACTGAACGTCGGCGTCGATAAAGAGAAGGTAATCGGCGTTGCTCTTGGTCAAGAACTCATGAACCAGACCATTACGGGCGCGGTCGATCAGGCTCTCGTTCATCATGAAGCAGTGCTGGAAGATAATGCCGTGCTTGTGGCAGTGATCCTGAAGCTGAAGCAGGCTGGAGAAGAACATCGTGTTGCCGAGGCCACCATACATGGGTGTCGCAACCATCACGCCCTTTCCTTTTAGCTTCGTTAGGTCGATCTTGAGTTCGCTCTGCTTAATCATTGATTATCCTTGAGACTGAAACCCCGGTTCCGTATTCGCCGTTATAAGACATAGGCGCGGGGTTGCCCTGTATCTTCCAGCCGTATGTTTCCATCTTCATCGCGTAGGTCATGGCTTCAGACACTGTCTTGCCCCAGACGTAGCGGGTCTCGATCAAGAAGGCCCTAGGATTTGACGGCGATGTACTCATAGTCCATGGCTCCGTTCTTCTTCTGCACAAGGTAGACCAGACCATCCATATAGGCTCTCCAAGCAGTCTTGGCAGCCTTCATCTGCTCTGGCATCGTGTCGGCAAAGCCACCCCTCTGGAAGTGGCGCTCACGGTCGGCAATCAGCATGCCGTTGTAGTAGACAGCCTTCTCGCCTCTCTTGGCTCTGGATGCCCACTGGATCATTTCGTCGGAGTTCGAGATGGTTTTCAATTTAGCGACCTCGTGTCAACTGATTCAAGAATGTCGGCCCGGAGGCCAGCGACCATGATTTCCAAAAACTCCAGCGCGTGTACACGGCTGTCGAACTGATGGAGGTAGACCCGATCACCCTCTGAGGTGATGTAAACGATCATCGAGTCTTCGATCTCACCGTCTTTTATCTGATCCAGAACTTCCGTAGCTTCGAGTCTTTTGGACGATTTTCTCGGCATAGGCACTTCGCTTTCTCTTTGATCCCAGTCCTCCGTTATAGAGGAGGGCCGTCTTGTAGATGTTCCCCTTCGCAAGGCGGTAAGCCATCCGGAGGTAGATCATGCCGTATCGTATACCAACGCGGCAGTTATTCAAGCCCGAGGCGGATCCCTTATAGCCAATCCCACGGGCGGTCTGTGGCTTGATCTGCATGACGCCCCGTTCACCACCACGGCCAACGGCGCTGCATCTGAAATTGCTCTCCGCCTTCGCCACCGCCATGGCCAGACTTACCGGCACACCCTGACGAATTGCTTCGGAGCGTACCATATCCGGCACGGATTCTGCGAGTGCCGGGGTTGAAATAACGAGAAGTCCTGCGATCAGTGCTGCCCTCAATCCTTGTCCTCCAGAATCCCCCGGATCTCGTTCGAGATCACGGCGTTATGCATCACGGTGTAACACAGCATCAGGTTCTCTTCCTTCAGCGCGTCGATCTCGATGTACATCTTGTCGATCTGGGCGAGGCTCTGCACCAAGATCTTGCGCACGGCGTCTAGTTCCGCCTCAAGCTTGGCAATCAAGCCGCTGTCGTCTTCTGCTGATTCACGCATCTCTTCTTCCTGCTGTCCAGTTTTTCTGAATGCGAACCTCGTGATTTGGTACGCACCAGATCTCGCGGCTTTCGTCGAGAGCCACAACCCAGATCAGGTCATGCTCAAATCCGTAGTCTAAAACCCCGAAGGCATATCCAGAACCCTTGACGGTGTTCAGCGGGATTGGTGGTTCAAGCCTTGTGAACATCAGTACCACTTCCTTTCCCACTTCAGGGCCAACTCAAGGTGATCTTGAGTCATGCCCATCGTGCATGTCTTTATCGCCATGCGAATCAGAAACCGCGTCAATGCTATCCGGATTTCAGTCATCAGTGTTTTCCTGCGGAAGAGGGAGGATGTATGCAGTCGGCGTGTCACCCTCGTACCAAGCACCCTGAATACCCTGCCACGCATTCAGGGCGGCGGCGATGGCCCCCCGCATTCCTTTGTTACTGAAGAAGGCGTTACGCGCCGCCTCCACCACCTCATCCGGTATCTGGTCAGTACGGATCACAGTCCTTCCCCCTCTTCACAGTCAATGGTGAGTTTCACACAGGCGATGCGGGTGTTTAACCCACATTTGCCAAAATAATCTGCCTGCTGTTTTGTCTCGTGGGTACTGCAAGCATGTTCAAAAACATTCACCCACACATCACGCTTGATGCGGGGCTTCACTTCAATGAGGTCAAGCGGTGTTTCAGCACCTGACACCAATGCCCAATAACCAAGCGATGACCAGCAATGGAAATCCCAGAGTTCATTGTTGCGTATCGCACCGTGTACTGGCTTGGCACCGCCACTATCCACCGCATAGATGCGAACCTCGTGGCCATCACGGGTGCGGTAAGTTTTCTTTGGGTCAATCATCTTTGGTATCCTTCGGGGTTTTAATTTCCAGTGCGGCTCGGGCGCGGCGGAAGTCACCTAACCTAAACTGCATCCGCAAGTCGGTAGCGCCAAACCCCGCGTCAATCGGCATCTCATCTGATTGATGCGACCAGTTGCCCTTGAGCGCGGTGGCAAACGGTTTCAACGCCGCCCGCAGCTTGGCGATTTCACGATCCTGCTGCTCCACAATGTCCCTGTAGTCAGCGCTTGCCATGTCGTAGCCGTACATCAACTCGTATTCAGCTTCTTCCAGCAGCTTGGCGTTCTCGGCACGGCACTCGCGCAGTTGTGCCTCAAGCAGTTCGATCTCTCTCTGGTTGTGTATCTCGCTCATGTCGTTCCCCTTCTGTGCCGGAAGGTAACACATTCGGGGTCGCGTGGAAACAGAAAAACAAAACCCCGGAAGATTTCTCCTCCGGGGCTCATAACTCACAGATGTGTATCAGATCACTTCTTCTTGCCGATAGCCTGATTGGCAGCAAGATTCTTCTTGGCGAAGGCGCTCACAAGGGGCTTCGGCTTGCTGCCGGAGACCTTCGGCTTAAAGGCGGACGACAGACGCTCCTTCATGGACGCGAGGCTGATCTTCGGGCCACCGGACTTCTCCATAGCCTTCTTCTGGGCGGCAGAGCGGGTCATGGACCGACCGGCAACACCTTCCTTCTCGAACTGGCGAGCCTTCATCCGCTGGAAGCTGGTCATCTTGCCGGACTGAGATGACTTATCAGAGGCGACGCGAGCAGGCTTCTGCTTGGGCTTGGGAGCGCCCCCAGAGGCAGCGCTGGCGGGCTTCTTGTCATAAGACTTGGTGTATGTACCAGCAGCCTTCCTCTTCGCAGCAGGATAAGACCCCGGACGCTCAGGACGCGCACCAGCAGAGGAGCGAGACGAAGCCGGGTATGAACCCGTGCGCTCCGGACGAGCGCCACCAAACGCCTTGCGGGGTTCAGAATCCTTCTTTGT